AGAGAATGGCAACTCACTGAAGATGTAGAGATTAAAAAAGTTACATTTGAAGATGGTCTTCTTACTGTGGATCTAGGAAAAGTAGTTCCAGAACATCATGCTCGTAAAGATTACCTATAAATACAATTAGTTCGAGATGGATCAAGCACCCTTTGACAGGGTGCTTTTTATTTGCTATACTAATAGGAGGTATGATTAAATTATGACAATCAAAGTCTTGGTTTTAAAATCAGGAGAAGATGTAATCGCTGATGTTCAAGAGATGATGTCATCAGAAAATCAAGTGATGGGTTACTTTCTTACTAAACCATGTGTTGTAAAACTACAGGCAAAGGAGACAAGTTCAGATGTTTCTGTTAGAATGCATCCATGGATGCCCTTTGCACGAGAGAAAATGATTCCTCTCAGCACAGATTGGGTTGTTACTATGGTAACACCTGTAGAATCAATTCAAGAAATGTATCAAAAACAAGTATTAGAAGATGGAAAAGAAGAAACCAATCAAACTACTAGTTCTGATGAACAATCTGAAGATAGTAACACAGATTGAAGAAATATTAGCAGACATAGGAGATCCTAACTGTAAAATGATAGAACCATATGTTGTTGGTGAACAGGATACTTTATCACCATGGCTTGTTGATTGCACAAATCAAAATGAGTTTATGATCTCATCAGATAAGATATTAACTATTCTTGATCCTAAACCAACTCTACTTGAGAAATACGAAAACCTTATTAAATGAAGTTCTACACTAACGTTCAAATGATTGGCAACCAGTTTCTGGTTCGTGGTGTTGAGAATGGAAAAAGATATACACAGAAAGACGAGTTCTTTCCAACATTATTTGTTAAGTCTAAAAAGGATACTAAATATAAAACGTTAAGTGGAGAGTATGTTGGTGCAATTAAACCTGGTACAGTTAAAGACTGTCGAGAATTCTATAAAAAATATGAGGATGTTGAAGGATTTGAAATATATGGAAATGACCGATATGTTTACCAATACATATCAGACAAATATCCAGAAGATGAAATTAAGTTTGATATCAGCAAGATTAAACTTGTTACTTTGGATATTGAGGTTGCGTCTGAGCAAGGGTTCCCTGATGTTGAATCGTGCACAGAAGAGATTTTGGCAATCACAATCCAAGACTATACAACTAAGCAGATTATTACTTGGGGAGTTAAACCTTTTGATAACAAACAATCTAATGTTACCTATCACACCTGCTATACTGAAGAAAAACTTCTTAGATCGTTCATAGATTATTGGATGCAAGATGTTCCAGATGTGATCACTGGTTGGAACATACAATTATATGATATACCATATATTTGCAAACGTCTTGATAGAGTTCTTGGTGAAAAGTTAATGAAAAGATTTTCTCCTTGGGGTCTTGTATCTGAAGGTGAAGTTCATATCATGGGAAGAAAGCATACTACCTTTGATGTTGGTGGTGTCACACAACTTGACTACTTAGATCTATATAAAAAGTTTACTTACAAGGCACAAGAATCATATCGATTAGATTACATTGCAAAGGTTGAGTTAGGTCAACAGAAACTTGATCACTCGGAGTTTGATACGTTTAAAGAATTTTATTCAAAGGGATGGCAGAAGTTTATAGAATATAATATCATTGACGTAGAACTTGTTGATCGTCTGGAAGACAAGATGAAACTGATTGAGTTGGCACTTACTATGGCCTATGATGCCAAGGTGAATTACAACGATGTGTTTTATCAGGTAAGAATGTGGGATACTATTATCTACAATTATCTCAAGAAACGTAACATTGTAATTCCACCAAAGAATAGATCGGAAAAGAATGATAAGTATGCAGGTGCATATGTAAAAGAACCAATACCTGGCAAATATGATTGGGTGGTTAATTTTGACCTTAACTCTCTATATCCTCATCTTATTATGCAATACAATATCTCCCCAGAGACACTCGTTGAGGAGAAACATCCAACAGCAACAGTTGATAAGATACTTAATCAAGATATAGATATTAATAATCAATATGCTACTTGTGCTAATGGTGCACAATATCGTAAAGATGTTCGTGGATTCTTACCAGAACTCATGGATAAGATGTATGGAGATCGTGTGATCTTCAAGGAGAAAATGATCGAGGCAAAAAAGCAGTATGAAAAAACTCCAACTAAAAAATTGGAAAAAGAGATTGCTAGATGTAACAATATTCAGATGGCAAAAAAGATCTCTCTTAATTCCGCTTATGGTGCTATTGGTAATCAATATTTTCGCTATTATAAACTTGCCAACGCAGAAGCTATTACACTATCTGGTCAAGTTTCTATCCGTTGGATAGAAAATAAAATGAATGACTATCTAAACAAAATACTAAAAACGGAGGAAGTTGATTATGTCATTGCTAGTGATACTGATAGTATCTACCTTAATCTTGGCCCTCTGGTGGAGGTCATATACAAAGATCGAGAGAAGGATGGTTCGAGCATCGTTTCGTTCCTTAATCAGGTGTGTGAAGTGGAACTCGAAAAATATATTACGAATTCTTATGAGAAGTTGGCCGAGTATGTAAATGCTTATGATCAAAAGATGTTTATGAAGAGAGAGAACATCGCAGATCGTGGCATATGGACAGCAAAGAAAAGATATATCTTAAATGTATGGGATAGTGAAGGTGTGAGATATGAAGAACCAAAACTAAAGATGATGGGTATCGAGGCAGTGAAGTCATCAACTCCTGCACCTTGTCGCACAATGATTAAGGATGCACTTAAGATAATGATGAATGGAACAGAGGATGAGGTGATTGATTTTATTGAGGAATCTCGTAAGAAGTTTAGAACATTATCACCAGAAGATATATCATTTCCTCGTTCTGCATCTGATGTAGTTAAGTATAAAGCATCATCTACAATCTATGCAAAAGGAACTCCTATACATATACGGGGTGCTTTGTTGTTTAATTACTATGTGAAGAAACACAAATTGGATCATAAATACTCACTCATCCAGAATGGTGAGAAGATTAAGTTCTGTTATCTGAAAAAACCAAATGTTATTCATGAGAATATCATTTCATTTATTCAAGATTTTCCTAGAGAGTTTGGTCTTGACAAGTATATCGATTATGACTTACAATTTGAAAAGGCATTCGTAGAACCACTCAAAGCAATACTTGATGCTATTGGTTGGAGTGTAGAAAAAACTGCAAATTTAGAATCATTTTTTATCTAATGGATTTACCTATTAACGACAAAGAACTTGCCATCATAGTAAAGTCACTGACTTTAGGTGGTGATACTGCGTTGTATCAAAAACTTAAATTAGTCAAGGAAACTAGAGATGAAAATCCTGGTGGCCCATACAAAAAGATACTTCGCGAAACACACGGGATGGTAATCTAATGTTTTTTGAAAAGGTAAGTCTTGTTACTGGTGGATTTGACCCTATTCATAGTGGTCATATATCTTACTTCAAAAGAGCAAAAGATTTATCTAACTATCTTATAGTAGGTTTGAATACTGAGGAGTGGTTGACTCGTAAGAAAGGTCAATATTTTCAATCATGGAAAGAACGTGCTGAAATAATCAGACATTTAAATATGGTTGATGCTGTGATATCATGGGATGATTCTGATGACAGTGCTAGAGGTGCAATCAGAAAATGCTTAGAAATTTCTAAGGAAGTTATTTTCTGTAATGGTGGTGATCGTGGATCATCAAATACTCCAGAGGTCATGGGATTTGCTAACAACGAAAGAGTTAGATTTGAATATGGTATTGGTGGCACTGATAAAATGAACAGTAGTTCATGGATTCTACATGGATACTTTGAAAGACAAAAAAAATTATTAGGTATATGATTAAATCATTTGGTTTATTGATACTTAGAATATCAATAGGAGCCATGTTAATACATCATGGTTATGAAAAGACAGCAGACATACAAAATTTTGCTGATGCATTTGTAAGACCCATAGGATTACCATTTCCGATAATATCATCATATATTGCAGCATACTCTGAAATATATGGTAGTTGGTTATTGATTGTAGGATTGCTCACAAGGTTTGCTTCACTATCAATTATAGGAACTATCACAGTTGCTATATATCATGCGATTGTTACAGCAGGTTTCAATATTTACTTATTAGAGCTTCTTGTGCTATACTTAGGAGGAGCATTCTGTGTTCTTTGTATAGGTGCAGGAGATTATTCTATTGATCGTCTGATACCTTGGAATAAAATATTAAGAAAAATATTTAAAAATAAACCACATATACCTTTTATGTAATGAAATGTTGGCATTGTAATACCGAACTGATATGGGGATCCGATTTTGATGGTGCAGATTATGGATGTGAAGAGGAATACTCTATTGTAACTAATCTGACTTGCCCTAAATGTGAATCATTCGTACAAGTTTACTAC